GGAACTTGGCGATTAACAAGTATCGATGTTTTTAAATCTACTGATGACATTATACAGTTTCTAGTGTTGTACTAATTGCTGTGGGATCATCCACATCTAGTGTAATGATTGTGTTTTTAATTGTGCTAATAATACCTTTTTCAGACTCAACCGACAAACGAATATAACCGTCTGTTGATGCCACTGATTTGATGTAAATATTATTGATTTTAATTATACCTGTATCATATTCAATTGTACCTGCGGTCTCATCCACAATTTGACGTTGAGCATTATTGTCGTAATAGACTGTTCGTAATTCTCCAGTGCGAGCATCAATTGTTGCTTCTGCCGTTGCACCGTATCCACCACCACCAGTAATTGATACGGTAGCACGGGTATAATCAATACCACGACTTGTAACTTCAATACTCTGTATTCTACCATTAACAATAGTTGCAGCAGCATTTGCTCCTACACCATCACCAGAAATTGTGATTGTTGGTGTACTAGTAAATCCTTGACCAGGATTTGTTACGGTAATTGCAGAAACTCCAGAAAACGATTGTGGAATCTCATCAAACTGAACTACTCTATCTGTACCAGTGGAATCAACTACAGTGAAGAATGTTGATGACAACTTGTTGCTGATTGTACCACGACGAAGTGGAACATTAAAATAAATGAAGTATGGTTTTGATTGATCTGTTGATGGTTTAAATCTTTTCTGTACACGAACGATTACTTTTGATCCAATAATAGTATTTGAATCGGTAGCATCAACTGCATCTTGAACTTTAGAAAGAATAAACTTGGAATCAAATTTGTCCAAATAAGTTGTTTTATATGATAAAATAGAATTGCGGATACCAGTTCTTAATTGATCAGCAGTTAAAGTTGTTTTCTTTGGATCATATGTAATTGTTGGCGATATCAACAAATAAAGATATTCTGGATCACGAATAATTGTTTGGACAGCAACAACTGCTTTTGGAGCAATAATCTCATCGATGATTCTTTGCTTCTCTGTATCCGACAGATAATAATTTTGTTTTGGTTTCAGTGCAACATACACACGACCATATGTTGGTGGAGTTTCATCTTCACCACCCCACACAGACACAGAATCTACAGCAGGATAATTTTTCTTGATATATGATTCATAGTCTTTGAATGTTACCAAACGATTCTGTGTGGTAAACTGAAGTGGTGCAGAGAATTTAATTTCGTCAACAGATTCACGTCCAGCACCACCTGCCGCTTCACCAACTGGATCAATTATAAAATCAGTTAAATTATTACCTAACGAATCACTTAGTGTAGCAGTAGCAACAAAATTATTTGCTTTGTTTGCTGCATCACCATTTGTTATCAAGTAAGTCATTGTAACAATTGAACCATCAGGAATGCTTTTTCCAATTACATCATTACCAAAATATATCTGGTAATTTTGTCCTTTATTTTCTTGTAGATAAAAGACTGGAGAAGATGTCGTTGTCTCAGACGCATCAGTAGCAAGAGTATATGTAACAAAATCCGTATTTGATACAGATGGACTAACCCTTACAGTTAATGTGGAAGTGTCTACATCACTATCGGGTATAGAAAATATCTGTTTTGGATTTGATGCTTGATTGTGAGTATATGAATAGGTAACTAATTGTCCTTCATATATTGGTAAATTTAAAAAATAAAAATTTGTATTTGATTTCGTTACAAGAGTTTCCTGTAAAGTCACAAAGTTATAACTTACACCATCAATATCATCAGATAAGAATGTAAATCCTTTAGGTATAGTTAATGTGGCAGGAACAACACTATCGGTTGTTACTGTAAAATTAATGTTTGCACGTGGAGACTTATAAGAGTATGGAACATATCCTAAAACTTTAGCATGTGAGATGACAGAATCACGAAGCAATGCTGTATCCAAAAACGATTCATTGGCAACCATGTTTAGATAGTATGCGTTATAATGTGTGTTATAAGCAAGTATGTCCAACAATATATTTAAACCAGATCCCTCAAAATCATAATCGGTAAATTCTGACTGTTGATTCAAAAATGCTTTTAAATTTTCCTTGATTGTGTCAAAATCAAGTTCGGTTACTCTTAAACGATCTACCATTTTTATCTAATTCTTTCTAGGAAAAAATCAATTGTAATTGGGTTTGGATTATTGATGATGAAGAATGATAATGTTATACTATACCGATTATCATCAGGATATGCAGTTGCAACAACTCCTGTCAAAGAAACTCTAGGTTCATAGTTTGAGATTGTTTCTTCAATGGCACGTTCTAAATGTGCGGCAACAAGAGGATCAACATTTTCAAATAATAGACTACTTACTCCACTACCTATTTCTGGCCTAAAAGGTCGCTCAAAGTGGTTGGTTAAAATTAAATTTTTAACTGAATTGATTATGGCATATTCATTGGTATGTTTTACAATATCCTTTTTTATAGGATGTGCAGTAAAATTTAGATCAAGGTCCTTAAAGACTCTTTCACTTTCAATCTTTGGATTTACGGAAGTTATTGTTGTTGACATGTTTTATTTATCTTAGTCTCCAATGAATACGGTACCTGAACCCGATTCAATTTTATTAGTTCCCGCTGAATTGTTATCTGTTTCACTTCCTGTACCTTGATCGCCAGTATCCGCAGTGTCACCAATACGGGCAGCACCCATCGTTCCTTTATTAATATTGACTGTTTTACCGTTAATTCTAATATTACCCGTGACGTTTAAGTCGTAGTCTCCATCAACATACATCTTGACTGAACCCTGAACATACACCGAATCATCACCTACAACTACCGTAAACTTGTTGCGCTGAATTCTTTCAGAACGATCACCTAATGGACCATATTCAACATAAGAACCTGATCGATGATATAAATGAATTCGTTCAGCACTTTTGGTATCATCAAACTCTAATGCGTGACCAGATTCAGATTCATACACATTGTTGTATGGATACTTGGCAGCATAGTATGAATCTGGTTCAACTTTGCTGGCCTTCTTTGTTTTCTTTGCTGCATTGATCGCTGATGGATAATCAGAATCGTTACGTGCCAATCGTGATGTTGTCGGTTCATCCAACTTTCGTGGATAATTTTTAGCAGACTCATCAGGTTTTACTGGTGCTACCGCAAGTTCAGCAGATGTTCTTGGATCACTAAATGGGTCCTGTCTATTTCCTGCCTTTAAAGGTATGCCAGGAAAAATACCAAGCATTATGGGTTCTTGTGCATTTTCTCCATCGATGAAGAATCCAAAAACCATATCACCCACTCTGGGCGTATATACTATTGGCATATTTACTGGAATGTTAGGTAATGCCCATGGCAAACGATTAGTGGGCATGTCTGATTTATTTGGACTATGCCATCCTAAACAACGAACCCGACACCGACCAAGTTTCAGTGGGTCTTGTCGATCTTCAACAATACCTGTCCACCATATAAAACCATCTTTACCTGCAAAATTTTTATTCATTATATTGCCACTATCTGCTTATTACTTTTAACTACTGCATCTTTTTGATCTGGAGAACTAACAAGAACTCTCTTATCATTCGTTGAATCAGTTGCAACCTCAATCACAGTAACATGACTGCGAAAACCAATTATATGTCTTGTTCCTGTTATGATATAATTTCCACTTAAACTTAAATCAGTATTAACATCTTCACCCTTCATTCGTGCCGAAAATCCAGAAGCATCAATTGTCACATTAAAACCAGAAGAGAGTTGAAAATTTCCAGGCATAACAATTCTTAATCTCTTCTGCATAAGATTTGTCAGAATGGTTTGTCTTTGATGTAAAAACATTTCTTGCTTTTCATCTTTTGAAATCGATGTTGGATCTTTCTTTTTTATATAATCGCTTATTTTTCTTCTCTCAGAATTGCTACTCAATGTTTGTTTGGCATTATAATTTGTTTTATTTGATGTGCCATCTGGATTCACTTTAGTATTGGTAATTTGTCTTTTATTACCATGTTCCATATTGTCGTATGTTTGATCACCAGATATTGGTTTTGCACCCATTGTTCTAGTTACAGGATCAAAACCTAAAAAAGTTCCAGCATCAGAACCTGAACGAACTTTACTTATAGAATCAAATTGAGATATCACTTCAAAACTTCGTGCTTTACTTAATTCAAAAAATTGATCCGAATTATCAAGATTTTTAGGTGAAAAATTAATATTTAAAATAGGTTTTTCTGTTAGCAAACGTGACAGTGAAACAAAATTATAACCTGAACGATTGGCAAAAAAGAGAAAATCTGGAGAATTTTTAGAGTCTAATGCCCTTTTCGCACACCACTCCAAAGCATCCAAAGGCCTTAAATTTGGTATATTAATCTTTCTAATTCCTTTGGAATCTTCAATTTTTCCAATTCTATTTCTTTCAACTCTTAAATTTTCTTTTAGGATATTTTGGACAGTTTTTGAGTATGTGGATTCATAATTTTTAGTTATCCTGTCCTCATCTGATCGCATCAATTCTTCAGCAACAAAATGTAAAATATATGCTTCACTGGTATTATTAATGTTCTTTCTATCGGTAATTGAATAAATTCTAAACGCTTTTTTAAAAATGGCAAATTCATCATCAACCATTTTTGTGATGTGTATTTGTATCACATCATCTTTGAAATTGATTCGATCTATTAGTCT